GAACTATTTATTTTCCATGGGAATTCACGCGTAACACCGCCAACGGTGATTTGGGTAATAATGTTTGCCCAAACGTCTGTTGTAAAATCGCACATGATGTAAAGCTGATTATTAAGCACTGCAAACTGGCTAATAACACCCGATGCCCTGTTGTTTAGAGCCGACCCATTAATAGTAAAATAAGTGTTTGCGGTTCCTGATAAATTCACCGTTGATAAATAATAATCCGGTGTACCCGCTACGCTTACAACAAAGCGGTTACCGAACGCCTCAACGTAGAGAGGTTTGCCGCCAGTAGTAGCACCACCGGGGGCGTTTGGGTCGGTAACCACTTCGGATGTGACCATTGAGCCATTTTCAGTAATAACAAAAATGTTTACGCCATCGGTCAACATGTTTTTTATTGTCGTACCCACCGCAAGGGTTGCAAACCATAAAGGGGTGCCAAGGGCTACGCTTATTGAAAGGGTTTTTCTGTTATAAAATCTATCGTATTGATACACGCTTGCGCCATCAATCACGTACATATAATTAATTGATTTAAATTCGGCGCGCGGCTGGGCGTTAAATATAAGCCGGTTTTCATTTAAAAAATTAACGTGCTTTCGACCCATGGCAGGGTATAGAGCCTGTTGTTTTTTGCCAGACTCCACACGAATTCCATACCAGTTGGCGCAATCCATAGAGCCAAATTGTGTAAAACGCTGCTTATCGTAATAACAGAATATAGGTAATTGCTCTATTTGTGCGCTTTCAGGGTTCTTGGCCATTAAATACCCGCCCTAACACGCCATGCGCCGTTTAATAGGGATTGTTCATCACCGGCAATGGATAGATTAACTTCGCTTGCCGCTTCCATGTTGTCTTTAAGCTCGCGGTATTCGGCCTCTAAATCCGCAGTCCACGCACTGCCACGGCCTTTAAATTTAGACACATACTTTGCCACGGCATATAAAAAATACATGTGGTAATACTCAGGAACCAAGCTCATATCATCATTAACGGTTAAGGTTGGTAATTGAAATTTCCCACGACAAAAGAACGTGTAAAACTGGCTTGGTGCGGGGTATAAGGTCGCACGCACAAGGTTTACTTCGGGAAACGTGATAATAAATCGGGGTAAGCCTTGCAATGGCTGGTATTTCCAAGCGGCCAAGTATTCATCGCGGCTTTTGTTGATTAAAGGGTATGTAACCCCGCTTAATTCAAGCCATGCGCTATCAAGGTTTGCAAGTCGCCCTTCTTTTATCAATACCACATTGGGATCGATAATCGGCTGGGTAAACAACAAGTTTGACATGCCATTAATTGTGGCGTTGTTGTTAATGGTGACGACGTTTAAAGTAATATCCACAATAAAGCTGTTTGCGGGTATTCCTGTTCCTGCCACCAAGTCACCAAGGCGAAATTGCGCACCATCCACGACGTTAAACGTAGGTAGGCCACTGGTTAGGGTGACTATTTCATTAAATGTAATGGTTGTGGGATATGAGGGATCGACAAACAATATTTCTTTAACTGGCAAATTAACCGGCGCTGATACCGTTTTGGCAATGGTAATCATCAAGCCCGAACTTGCATAAGATTGCATGATTTGATTTAAAACGCGCACCGCCAGTGATTCATCATCCCCGTGTAGTGGAATCGTGGGGTTTGACGCACTGATTAGGCGATACATTTGTAAAACAAATTGTCGGACTGTAAAGGCCATTATTCACCCGTTTTAGGTAGAAAATCGTCATCCCTGATAAGTTCCTCTTCAATGAGTGGCTCATCGTCTTTTTCTTCTAATTCTTGTGGTTTAGCGGCTACAGGCTTATTGCGTACACGTTTTGGCTTCTTAACCGGAACGCGACTTTTTGCGTCCTCTTGCGTTGAAAACCAAAGGCCCGATTCCATGTGATTCTCGTATTCATCCCAAGATTCAACCAATTTCTTGGAACCATCCATGCTGTAAACAAAGGTTCTAAAATGTTTTTTATCTACAATTTGACCTAAATAAATTGCGGGTATGCCTTTCATAAATCACCATCCTTGTGTAACTGGTGCCGTCACGAATGGCGGCACCAACGAAGCTTACGAGCAGATTGCCACGGCAAACTCAGGGTTAATTGCCACACCGCATATTAAGTCGATACGGTCTAACTGTTCATAGTTACGGATATCCGCACCTAATGAGTAAGTCATGGACAATTTGTACAAGTCTGAGTAACGTGTTACCGCTTCCACACCACCGCGCAGTTCTTTGATTGGGGGTGCTGCGAACACAACGGCTTGCGAATGGTAAGCAAGTGATACGTTATGATCTAAACGCAGTAATATTTGTGCGCCGTTAGGAATTGCGGCAGAAATATTTTGACGTGCGCCAGAAATAACGATTGTTGGGTTAACAGGAATGCTTGCGGTCGCACCGTCGGCACTTACCACATCGGCAGTAACAACGAATTGCGCTCTTTGCTCTAAGGCGTCATAGGTCAATGGGTTAATCGTAAACACGCCAGCATCTTCGGAAATCTCGATTCTGTCGCCTTTACGGAATACCAAAGTACCGGGCGCTTGTCCTAAGCTTCCGACGGCTATAGTATTTCCACCAGTGATGGGGCCGTTTGTGACCACGCCGCCCAATTTAAACCCAGCAGGGGGCGTACCACCGGCTTGACCGGCACCCGCGATTTGACGTTTTAAGAAATTGGTTTTGAAGAAATCGAAACCGGACAAATGGCCAACAAACCCATCAATCAACGCGCCAGTATTCACGGTGTCATTGAATGTGTTGTATAAGTCATTTGACAAATTAGCCGCAATACGTGGGCCAACACCGGCATATCGCTTGCCATCTTCAGGAATTGCCAATTCAGTCATGTACGCATCAGCACTTAAAATCGTGTTGAAATCTACAGGAACGCCCGCAGTACCTACGGCTTGGTAAACTTGAGTTTGGAATTCTTCAGCGATGAACTTTTCGCACTTGTTAGCAAGGCGCTTAGCTCGTGGCGAGTTTGCCATTTCTAAATAAGGTTCGTCACGCGCACGGTTGAACGTCAGGTTAAACCCTGTGTATTCAATCATGGTGTGGAATTGTTTAGTAATGGATAAAGGGCGTGCTATCTGAACGCGTCCTTCAGCAGTCGCACTTGCACCCTCACCGCCTAAATATCTTTCTTCTAAGCGATAATCGATGGTTTGACCAGTTGCGAATTTGAGGTTGTTAAAGTCTGCTTCTAAATTACGATTTGCTGTGCGTGCGAAAGATAGTGAGTTCCAGAAGCGAATAAATACATCATCTAGTACATATTGGGTTTCCCTGAACACATTAGCCATGATAGTTACACTCCGTGTAATATTCAAACAATTAAATTATGCCTAATTAAAGGCGCTCTTTTCTTGTCCGAACGGAGAGACTATATGTACGCGTTCATTTCTTCATGTTCAGGTGACGGAACTCCTGTTACTCGTCAATTTCAATGATAGATGATATTATACGCAAGTCAAGCCTAGTCCTCGCGGGGCGAAAAACTATCTCATCAATAGTCAGGCTTGATTAACAATAATGATGACCTTGATGGGGTAATAATGAAATCTGATATATGTACCGTTCCGGGATGCGATCGCATTCGTGACATAAAACAAAACCGTCGCATTTGCCAAATGCACCGCATTCGATCATTGCCACAAAACATTGAAAATTAGAGGACTACTTTGTCATAAATGCAATGTGTCACTTGGGGCTCTGAATGATTCTATAGATACACTTCAATCAGCAATAGACTACTTGAAACAACATTAAAATAGAAACCGAATTCGGATAAGTGGTAACCGAATTCGGTTTTACCGCTTAGTGTGCTAACAACCGAATTAGAGTTTCGGAAGCTAGCGGGTGTAACTTATCAAGCTGGGTTTTTAGTTCAAAGATTAAATCCAATCCATGTTTTAAATCGCCCAGCGCATCCCTTTCAAAACGCGTATCGGCTTTTGACTCACGCAAACAAGACTCTTCATATCCGCCTATCCTGTAATGTAAAATGCTCATTTGTATTTATCCTTTTTGCCAATCGCACTGACAACGTGCATTAATGCCAAGTGAAGCGACCTGAATGCAAGCGTTTTTTCTGCGCAATCAGGGGCGTTTCGGTCTATTTCTTCAGCCAACGCCTTAACTTTTACATACAAGTCATAATGGTATTGTCTGTCGTCACCGTCAAATGTTACCCGGTTAAAAATATCATCTAATGCTAAACTCATCGTCTACCCCCTTGACGTCCACGCATGCGATTTAATTTTTTAGCGTCATTGCTTGCGATTAAATCTTCAATGCTTGGCTCGGTTTTCTTTTTAGGCGCAGGGATAGAGGCGTTTTCACGGGTTCTATCCAGTGGGCGCGGTGCTTTTGTTGTGGGTTTGTTCTTGCGCATACGTTCCTCAAGTTTTCCAATTTCAGTCATTTGCGCGTAAGGGTCACGAATCTTTGATATCCGTTCAAGCTCTTGCGGGTTGCGTTTAGCGGCAGCGTATAAAAATGCGGCTGGGTCTGCCATGCCACGGGTTGCCAATGTCATGGGGTTTGTAATCTCAAAGCCAAGGCCACTAATTACATCCACAAAATCATGAAACTTGCCCATTCCATCACGAAACTTGCCTTCAAACTCTTGCTGCGCTTGGGCTTCACGCTGGCGCACTTGCGATTCTTCTTGCTCGCGCGTCATTGAGTTAACCGTTTGCTTCACAAATGAGGCTAATTGCTGTTGCCAATCGCCCTTGGCTTCCGGGTCGTATTCAAAATCTTTCGCGGCTTGCTGTACTTCACGGCTTGCGCCTTGATTTTCCAGTTGTGCGCGTAAATCATCAATTTCCGCTTGAAACTTGCGGGCTTGTTTCTTTAATCGCTCGCGTATTTCCTTGTTTTCAGGCTCCTTTTCATCGTCGTATTCTTTCTTGTGCTTAGGTTCCGGCGCGTCCTCTTCATCCTGCGCCTCGTCTTCGTCTTCCGTGTGATCGGCTTCCGGTTCGTCGTCGTATTCTGGCGCTTCCCCCTCGTCGTCTTCCGGCTCTAATTCTTCCACATCTTCCGGGCCATCTTGGTAATCATGTTCCGGTGTTTGTGGTTGCGTAGGCGTTTTATCGCCCATCAATAACTCATCGATGCTACTTGTTGGCATAGTTCCCTCTCCCTTTTAGTTAAATATTGTGCGTCAAAATCTTTACTAAGTTATCCGCGTGCGATATCGCCGCGTCGCTTTCCGTGCGTTGCGTCTCAGCCATGAAACGCATTTTTGATTCTTCAATTTCACCCATGACCTGTGTTTTCTCAGCCTGTAACTTCTCATGCTCGATTTCCAAATCGACTTGCATTTGCTGGGCTTTTAGCTGTAGTTCTTTTTCCTTAATCTCAATTTGTTTTTGTTTAAATTGCTCTTCCATCTGTATTTGTTGCTGTTGCAATTGAATGGCTTGTTGCTCAGGCGATGGCCCTTGTTGCTGTGGCATTCTGCCCGTTTTGCCCGCTTCAATAATTTCAGGCGGCACACGGGTTTTAAGACGGTTTTTAATCTCAATCGTGTTGGCCAGTGGTAAATTATCGGCGTACAAATCAGCAATAAGGTTAAATGCTGTCGGGTCTGCCTGTAGGACTTCACGCAATGATTGCAATGCTTGCTCTTTTTGTCCTTCATAACTTGGCCCGGGTTTAAGCCTTACTTCATAGGTTCCCTTGCGTATATCGTTGTCAACCTGCTCGCCGTACTCGTCCATTTCTTTGTTTACGGTGATGTTTTTCATGCCCTCATCAGGCGTCATTAAGGCCATAACCCGCTCAGTGTCATAAACACGGGGAATCATTTCATTAACGATTGCGCCCCCTGTGGCTATGGCTCGGTTGATGGAATTAAAAAACACATAAGTTGTGTAACTTCCCTGTCTTGTTCTTGCATCGATAGCTTTTCCGCTTGCTTCGTCGCCGTTATTCCCCATGCGTGCAGGGTAAAGCCCCGTAGAGGTGTATAAATCCTCGATTGCAAGTTGGTATTGTGTGAAGAGCGATTGTGACAGCTCGGGCGCTCTAACTTGCTCGGGCTTGGCACCGCTTGGGCTTTCGTCATACGTTAACATCCCTTGAGTGTTGTTTGGGTCACGCCAGTTTCTTGATGTATCATTGCTCGATACGTTCTTCTTGCTACCAATCCATTGATCGTAACGGCTGATTTTAAGAATGTAGGCTGATTGCGTGCGTAAATAGTTGATGTATCGTTGGGTGTCCTTGGCATCGCCAAAGAATGAACGGCATATTTGTGTGCCTGTTTTATCGTAATAGCTGTTGTTATCGACAAACGGCAACGGCAATTGTTCACTAGGAAACTCGGTTTTATCGAGTTCGTAATCACCTGCAATTTTGTAATGAATGATTTTGTGTTTCTTGCTTGGGCGCTTGTCTTCAATACGGACAATTTCGCCATCATCCCAAAGCGTCATAACATAAGGGTCGTTGTCGTCGCCTAAATCCATTTCAGGCTCGGGGGGCTGGCCACCGGTGACGTCAACGCCATTTTCTTGCGGCAATATATCCTCATTCCCGCTCATCCCAAAACCGCCACTACCTTGCGGGGTCATTGGTAAGGCACCTTCCATGCCGGGCATTCCCTGTGGTTGCATCATGCCCACATTCCCCGGCGTACCCTGCATTTGGCCCATCCCTAAGCCCATGATAGATTGTTCCAGTTCCATCATGCGGTTTCGCTCATTGATTTCACGTGAGTGTTCAATGAGGTCGTCCATTTCTTCTTGATTCAACACATGGCCATTAGATAGCTTGTACAATGTGTCTTTTTCATACTTACGAACAAAGTGATCGATAATCGTGATTGCTTCACTATCCGACCAGTTAAACGGGTCTTCGCTTTCGTCTGGCTGGACAGCAAGGGCGACTTCTTCTTCACTGGCGGCAATTTGTGTTTTGCCGATTTTCTCTTCAATATCCTTGCCGTAAATTTCCCGGAACTTGTCGCGGGTCATACGTGATACATAGCCGCAATGGGTGCCATCTGTTTTGTTAATGGTTTCGGCGCCCACATCCCAATAACAGCGGGTTGAGTCTTTAAAGTGTCGGGGTACGATATCTAAATCAAATGATTTGGCGTGTGAATACTCGGTTTCCCAGAGGAACGCACCAAAGCCACCAATTGCCGCTTGCCCCGCTGCCACTTGATAGACGGTCGCCGCATTGGTTGAAAACATAATATCTTTTGTGATGAGTTCCCGAAGGTGTGCGATTTTTTCATCGCAATTGGTCATGGGAAGAACTTGTAATTGGGGGGTGTTTTGCTGTTGCTCGCCAAGCAATGAATTTGACATGGTAGCGAGTTTGTTTGAGACTAAAGGCACCTTACGAAAGGTTTTAATCATGTCATCCTCTTCGTCGGCCGTCCATTGCTGGCCCAAAACAAAAGAGTGCATTTCATGATATTGGTCTATATTTTCTTTGAAATAGCCGCGCCACTTCTCGCATGCAACGCGAGCTTGCCGGGCTACCTTAGCATTAAGTTTTGCCATGGTAACAATCCCTTGTGTTTGTTTGTTAAGTAATACGTACTTACAACATTTAAACTAAACTGGCCGCCAATCGGTCGGGTAAACGGTTCACAACGAAACCGCTATCACTAACATATTCTCCACCATAAAAAGTAAGCATTAAGGCGTCTGAGGTGTCCGGCGACAACAAGCCGCGCTTTTTGGCATCCTCTTTACCTTCTATCTGCAATTTATCGCTTGAGTCATACTTGTACCCAAGCCCTACCAAATCCGTTTGCAATTCGTCGCTATCAGGTATTGATACCGGCATTTCCTGTATAAACCATTCGCGCATCCAATCCCATAATTCAGCACGAAGGTTTTTATATTTAGCGGGATCACTGGCCTTTCTGGCCACATTTACCCCCTCTACTATGTCATAACCTAGTTCATGCAGTCTATCAACTACACCGGCTCCAATGCCAATCGAGTCAATACATACACGTTTAGGGTGTTCTTGTTCGATAATGCGCTTGACAATTCCGGCAAGCTCCATCGTATCGAGATTGTAATGCGTTTCTAGTTTATAAGCACGTCGGCCGCGTCGTCTGATTATGGCCGTGCGATCATCGCCTTTGCGTGCTGGGTCAACACCTATCACAAGATGTGATTCACTGTCAACCGTGGTATTCCTTGCCTTGACTACGTGTTCAACCTGAATAAATGTATCAGTAATCGACGATAAAAACGCCTCATCATCGGTAAACGGGTATTCTTGCCTGAATTTTCTACATTTTTGCTCATAGTCGCCTTTTATATCCTGCATTTTGATGCGGCGCCAATTCAAATGGCCGGGCTTTAACCCGTTATCACCGAACTTTTCGAGCCACTCTTGTTCCTCATCGGTAGGTTTAAAGCTGTCATCGGGTATGCAATATTCATCCTGCCAATACCATGGCACAAAGATTGATTGGTATCGGCTCTTACCGTTCTTGGCTTCCTGCCAATCAGAATAAAAATCGTTGGCCTGTCCGTTGGCGGTTGACTCTTTAATGATTTCGGTGTCGTCAATTTCGGCCACCGTGTTCATAAGGCCCATACCAATTTTGGCCGCGTCTTTATAAAATGCGTACTCGGACAAATGCAAATATTGATTGGTCATCCCCCGGCCCACTTCCACGCTGCCAGCAGTACCCACCCGGTAACCAGAGCCAAGGCCATCAAACATTAAGGTATTATCGTTTTTCTTG